TTATAAAAGATTTTTTAGAAAAACACTTTCCTAAATATCAAGAAGATTTAATGTTTCAGCCAGCATTTTTACAAAACAAAAAAAGAAATGCTTTAGCTGGATTTATTACACCATTCTATCAACATATTACTGACCCTTTTTTAAGAAAGGGTTTACCCCCTAGATATAATATGTTTGGTGAAATTATGACTATACCAGAATATGCTGAAGAAGGAATATTAGCAGATTTAAAAGCATCAGTTACAAGTATAACTAGACAATCTGTTTCTAAAAATGATGAATTTGGAAAAGAATTAATTAGATTAGGCTATGCACATCAAAGACCAAATCGTTCTATAACTGTTGAAAAACAAAATATAAAATTATCTCCTGAACAATATTCTTTACTTGAAGGTTTAAGTGGAATGATGTTTCATCAATTAGGACATCAGATGATAAATAGTGAAGAGTATAAAAAGTATAAAAGAATAAATGCAACAACGGAAATGCAAGATAACTTATCTAAAATAAGAAGAGCAGCAAACGAGTTTGCAAAAGATATGGTGCTACAAACCCATAGTCTTGAAATGATTAATAAATCATACGCACAATATTTACGCAGTAGAACAGAAGATGACTATCAGTATTGGCAGTTCCTACCAGATTACATGCAAAATGGTTATCTTGAACGATCCGTAGGAACTACTAAAAATTAACGTGTGTCTCCACTCCCACCTAATACACCACGTTTTTTTCTATCATTAAGTTTGTATATATTATCTTCCATAACTTTTCCAAGATTAACATCAAAGTAATCAGCTAACATAGCACAGTACCAAAGTACATCTCCTATCTCACTAGCTACATCTACATTAACCTTTTTATCACGTATCATTTTTTTAACTTTATTAGCAACCTCACCTGCTTCCCCCACTAACCCTAGAGACAAATACTCTAGGGCTTTATTAGCAGGAAAGATAGCAGTTTTCTTTGCTTCTATTTGATACTGATTAGCAGTTATCATACTTTTATTTTTATCTTTCATATACTTTTGTACCTCTTTTTCTAAATTCATAGTTTCTTACTTTCTTTAAATTAATTATATATGCACTATTCCATCCACGAAGCCATTCCCTATACTGCATGGTATTTTCACTATAGGGATTCTTTTTATTTTTTCTAAAAGCTTCTTGTCCAAATTTAAATTGCACAGATAGAGGTGCGTCATATTTAGTCAATCCTCTTTCTTTTCTTGAAAGAAATTGGTACTGTTTATTTTTTTGCTTTATCATCCTTTTTCTCCTCTTGTTGTTGAGGTTTAACGAAAAACTTTTGTAACACTTCAAGTTTATCGTGGTAATCTGCTATCTTTCCTAATTCAACTTCGATAACAGCCTGTATATCTTGATGCGAATCTTCGCCAATACCTACAGGATTTGTAAGCAATACTTCTACATTTGCTATATGCCTATTAATCATACCCATATAATAGGTTCTAGCTGCTCCAATTAACATTTCTCTCATAATTTTACTCCTTTCTAAAAATTTTTCTTTATATAAAGCCCGTCAGAGGGGTGAAACACACCCTCCGAAGGGTAACATACCTGACTTATGACGCTTCTATGTCTACGACTTCACAAACTCCAGCAAAGCAGGCTAACTCTTTTGAGCCTGTTGTTGTGTCTTCTTTTTCAAAATCCATGAGCCTAGACCAGTCTATAGCTTGTGGCATCTCTTTTATTAGCTCCTCATACTTTTCTTTAGTAATTTTTTGATAAGGTGCTTGTGCATATGTGTGATCACTGTGTGGTAAAAAACTAATTCCTGATACATCATCAAAATTTCTATATACCCATGCACCAACTTCTAGCCAATCATCTTCCTTTACAGAGATTGTAACAGAAGGTTTGTGTTCACACCAATATTTTTGGTAGGTCATCCATGTATTTAACTGATCAATTGCACTAAGCTCTGTTTCTGCTCCTTCAGGTGCTTTCATTGGAAAGCTAAATACTGTCGTGCTATCAGGCTTCATAACATCAGGTTCATTTGGAATATTACTATAAATCATAAACTGTGTTAGTGGGTCTTTGTTATCACCACGAACAGTACGAATATAATACTCGCTATGTCTAGTATGTATGCCACTTGCACTATCGACAAGCTGAGAAACTGTACCACTAGGTTTGACACAAGTGATTGCAGTTGATTGAGGTATACCCAAAGACTTTGCATATTGTTTGTTTGTTTCAATTGCTTTCTCCTTTAACTTTTCTAAGATACCACCTACGTATGTTTCATCAAAAACCATTTGACCATCTTCTAGATATATCATGTTATAGCTATTTAATAATTTATTATCCATGATACCTGTCAATGATACTCCAAGTAATCTTTCCTCTTCTGTATTCTTTCGCCATTGTGACCGTAGATACTTGAAGTCTGTAAGTGTAGATTGAAGTGTTCCAAGAATAGTAGCCATTTCAACTTTTTCTAAAAGTGTTTCTTCAGTATCTTCTGCTCTTACAACAACTTCAGATAAGTTACAGAACTGATATGGTCTAAGAATAATTTCACTGCAAGGATTACAACCAAAAGCATAGTTAGCATCTCGTCTACCATTTTTTTCTGCTTGTTTAACGGCAGACTTACGATTAAATATACCACGTTCTCCTGATTTACTTTCTACAAGTGCTAACCATTCACGCATAAATGTTTCCATACTAATCTTACCTTTGTATGCAATACTATTATTAGCCAATGCACGTTGACCTTCGTTCTCCCACCATTGACCTGATTTAGCATATCGCATTTGATCGTCACCTAAATTAGATAAACTGATAAGTGCTGATCGTCTAACACCACCTACTACAACTACTTCACCTATTTTGCACATAATATCGTGACATTCAATAGGATATAGTCTTCTACCTGCAGCATTTTTAAATGTACTAATACAAAATTTATATAAGTCTATTAATGGTTCAGGACCTGATGCTCTACCACCAAATGTTTTAAGTCTAGCACCTGCAGGTCTAACATCTTCAACATCAAGTTCAGGAACTTGTCCTACATATAACATAGCTATTAATTCACGTAATGCTTTTGCCCAACCTGAACGTGAGTCACCTACTTTGATTACTGTAGTGCTGTCTTCAAAGTGTTCATTAACAATAGGAAGTTTATCTACATTTTCTCTTTCAACAGAGAAACCAACACCTGTACCACACATAAGTATATACATACATTCATCAAAAGCACGAGGGCTATCAACAGGTAAGTATGAACAGTTGTATCCTGCAACATGACATCTATCAAGTGCTTTACCTGCTGTCATTAATGCTCTCATACTTGGCATAACATCTAAATTAACAATACTTTTAAATATTCTATCTTGTAGTTCTAAAGATAAATCTAATTTATGTGCTTTAGAAACATGAGATACCATATATTTTACATATCGATCTACAGTTTCTTCCCATTCTTCTCTTCTATTTTCTTCAGGTATCCAACGAGCATACCTAGATAAAGCTATAAACTTTTGATAGTCTGTTGGTAGTTCCTTTATATTTTCTTTCATTTAATCCTCCTGTGTTACTTTTATTTTTTTAATCTCTACTCCATACACGTCATGTATTAAGTCTTGCATGGTATCTTCAAATTCTTCTGCTATGTTTCCGTCAGAAGGTAGAGGGTACTCCTCTGTGTCTACTTCTAATACCAACATCATTCTAAGTTTTACCATCTGTTATCTCTATTAGTTTAGATAGATACCATTGTGCTTTTTTCAAGTCTTCAGCACCATTTTTGTATCTATATCTCCATAAGTATTTAATAATATTACCTTGTAAATAATATTGAAATCCTTCGTCTGTTGCTGCTGCAATAGCATCAATACATTCTATACCACGTTGATTGTAATGTGGTGGATGATTTACCATATCTTTTTTTGTTTCATGCATAGTTTCACCTTTCTCAAAATCTACTAACTCTTTAATTGTTGCTGCCATTATGCTTTGCCTTTAGTTGTTGAAGACCAATCTAATTTTATAACATTGTCATTTACATCAGACACTATTAACTTATCTTCTTTTGGTCTATTTAAATCATACTCTTTTACAAAAGCATCTAGTTTATGTGTTAAGTCACTATCTTCTTCCATCATAGGTATTATACTACACATTAGTTTACATAAATGAAATACATGATTATAATCTGTATTATTTAATGGACTTTTTTCTGATGATGTTATATCTACAGCAACTTGACCTGTCCAATGATTAGCATTATCTATAATAGGTCTTAAAGATATAATAAAATCTTCTGTGTTAAATGTTCGACTATATGTATTATTATTTTCCATAATTATCTCCTTTTTATTTTTTGTTGTTTAAACTTTATAAATTTATTATGTTTATTTTTACCTTTTTCTTTTAGCCAATCTTCAGGTATAATTCTATCATAGTACCTAAATTCATATTTGATGCACCACTCTGCATATGAGGACTTAGCACCTTTGCGTAATTTTCTTTTACTGTTAGTAAATACAAATCTAATATCTAAATCAGGATGTTGTTTTTTTATACATAGATGCTTTCTTCTATCTGCTACTGTAAATATACCCTTTGTTTCAATTATAATTCCATTATTTAAAACAAAGTCAGGAGTATAGGTGCGATATGCAAGGTCTTCCCATTCTATTTTTATTTTTTCATATAAAAATTTTATCTTGTGGTATTTTAAATACTCAGCAACGGCATCTTCCAAACCACTCCTATACCCATTTTTACGTGCTATTTGGGTAGCACTATATGCTGACATCTATAACCAATAACGTACAGTAGAGCCATAGTCATAACCAAGTGCTTTCATTTCATCACGCACTAGTTTTTCAGCTTCTTTCTTTTGCTCTATGGCATGACGTAAACCTTCTGTTCTACGTTCACGATATTCTTTTTTAAGTTCAAAGAGTTCTTTTTCTTTTTCCTTAATCATATCAGCCATGTCATCTATTTTTATACTTGTCATAAATTACTCTCCTTTCTTAATTCAATATACTGAACCATCTTTGGTTCTTTAGCTTTAGACATTTGTGATGGTAATTCTTGTAAGCTATCCCAACAAGAATGTCTGTAGTCACAAAATGTACAATTTTTATTTAAAACTTTATTACCTGTAGCTTTACCTCTAAAATATTCAAGTTCAGGTTCAAAGCATCTAACAAGGTCTTTACTTTCTACTGCAGCAATAGTGTCTTTCATTTTATCTATTTCATCATTTACTTTTAATCCGTTGGCAGATATATATTTAAAATCACCATTTGATTTATTTACTACCCACCAACCACCGACTTTAGTATTTGTAGCCTTTGCATAACCAGCAAGTTGACCTACATACCCAAAGCCGTCATTTTCATGTAATGACTCAAAGGAATCAAACTTATATTTGTATGACCAATTAGATGCCGATTTTATATCATCAACCTTGCCATCTATTATTAAATCATATGTTCCTGTAATAGAATCTTTGCCTACTTGTAGACTAACCTTATCAGAGTTTTTAAATTCTACATTTGCTTCTTTTAACAACCCTTTAAATATAGCTTCTACAATATCACCTATCATCATATTCATTACAAATGTCGTAGGTTTTGGTAATGCTTTTTCGGGATGATTCTTTTCAAACCATAGTTGACATGACGGTCTTCCTATACTCGACATTCGTAATGCAAATTTTCTTTTCTCCTTGTTGTTGAATTGACGGTGCAAAGCATCTTTAATATCATTTGCTATTTGCTCAATCGTATTTTCCCCCATAGAAACACTACCTTGAACAGCATTTGTAAGATACTTATGCACAGCCAACTCTGCTTGATGTTGCATTAGGATACTTCCTCACCTGATTCAATGTCAATAAAATCATCTACAACATCTTTGTCTACCTGTTTCATATTATTTTTACTCTTGTACTCCCACTCTTTTACAATAATATCATTGCAAACTTGAATGAAGTCTAAAAATAATGAAAAAGATTTTTGGTCATCCTCACTTAACTTAATAGGTTTGGATAAATCTAATTCAGCAACAGGTAAATAATAAGAAATTGAACTATTACCTTTACTGTTCCCTTTTATAGAGGACATATTAATATTATACTGTGGTAACAGTTGTTTCATTTCTGTTAGTTTAGCAAAAGGAACTCCCATTAATTTAAAAGCTTCTCTGTTATCTACTTCCCATATAAAAGGAACTTCATCTTGCTTTATCTTTTTGCCTTTATCATCCATTGGATTATTTAAAGTTACTAAACCTAATACTACACGTACTCTTCTTATTTCTTTTATAAGTTTTTGTGTTGCTTCGGGTAAGCTTTTAAAGTCTTGAATATATCCTGCGGGTTTACCACAATTAAAACCTCCCATATTATCTTTTAGGTCTATGTTTAAATTATCTGCCATGACGGTTTTACAGTAATCTCCTTTCTTATCTCCCTCTTTTACATTTGTATATTGTATCCATCTTTTATACATAAATCTCTGT